TGACCGACCGCATGGACACCGAGGCCGCGCCCGCATGGGTCGAGATCATGGACGGTATCAAGCGCATCGTGGATGAGGCGCAGAGCCTGGAGCAGCTGCGCGATGCGCTGCTGGCTGTCTACGGCGACCTGTCTACCGACCGGCTGGCGGAGGTGATGGCGATGGGCTTCGCCGCCGCGGACTTGGCCGGGCGCTTTGACGTGCGGCAGGAGTCGGCCACATGAGCGACGAAGCCGACCGAGCCGACCGGCTGATCGAAGCCGCGCTGCAAAACGCGCTGGCTGCCGCGCGCAGAAACCGGGGGCCCGAAGCCACGGGGTATTGCCTGTGGTGCGAGGAGCCCGTGGCAGAAGGCCGCCGCTGGTGCGGCCCCGAGTGCCGCGAGGAATGGGAGCGCCACCATGCCGCAGAGCGCCGCCGCTGACCCGCAGCTCGCCTTCATCTTCCGCCGCCCGTTCGACGAGCAGGTGGCGTTTTTTCGGGGCAAGCTCGGCAACCTCGTTCCAACCGAGCGATGGGACGATATCTGGAAATCCGCCCACGACCGCGCATTCATGGTGGCCGGTGCGGCCAAGGCCGACCTGCTGGCCGACCTGGCCGGGGCGGTAGAAAATGCCATCACCGATGGCGAGACCTTCGAGGCATTCAAGAAGCGCTTCGAGGACATTGTGAAAAAACACGGCTGGACAGGCTGGACTGGCGAGGAAAGCGCTGCCCGCCGTGAGTGGCGCATGCGCGTCATCTATCAGACGAATCTATCCACCAGCTACGCCGCCGGGCGGCTCGCGCAGCTGCGCGACGCCGGATTCAGGTACTGGATTTATCGCCACACCCCGAACGAACACCCGCGCATGCAGCATCTAGCCTGGGACGGGCTGACGCTGCCGGCCGATCACCCCTTCTGGCAGACGCACTTCGCGCCCAATGGCTGGGGCTGCAAATGCCGGATTTCAGGCGCATCCGGCCCCGAGACCGCGAAGCTCGCCGGTGGCAAGCCCGGCTACACCGAGCCGCCCGCCGGGTGGGACGCGATCGACCCCAAGACCGGCGAGCCGGTGGGCATTGACAAAGGCTGGGGCTATATGCCTGGCGACACATCGGCAGACGATGTGGCGCGGGCCGTGGCCAAGAAAACCGTCGCTTGGCCGTATGAGACGGCCAAGGCCTACATGGGCGACATTCCAGCGAACACCCGCGATGCGCTGGCCACCGCCATTCGCAGCCAGCCAGAGACGGGCGAAGCCGCGCGCCGCTACGCCGAGCGGGCGCTGGGTGTGCGCAATGGCGCGCCGATCGAGGTCGCGCATGTCGAGCCGTACCAGACGCTGGGGCTGCTCACGAGCGATGAGATGAAGCAGTCGGGTGTCGAGGGTCTATATGACTGGGCACTCGCCGCCGATGATGTCCGCCACGCCTTGCGGCGTCATGGCGATCCGGCAACAGAGGCGCGTCTTGGCCAGTTGGCCGTGACCACCGATGACTTCGGCCTCGCGGCCATCGCGCTGCGAGATGGACAGTGGCACCTCGATGGGACGACGGATATTGGCCGCCCGGCCATCGTGCTTGAATACACGGACCCGCAGACTGGTGTTCGCTACCTGATGGTGTGGGAAGTGCGCGCCGGGCGCAAGATGATCGTGCTCAAGAGCATGAGAAAGTGGCCCGCCCCGGGGGCTGAACGTCCTTGACGAATTCCGGGTATGAGCCGGACGCCCCCATGCCTGGGCCAATGAAAGGATAGCACATGATCCGCATCGAAGTCGACGACCGCGAAGTGCTCCAGGCGCTCGAAGAGCTGCGCCGCCGCACCTCGAACATGACGCCCGCCATGCACACCATCGGCCAGGCGCTGATGGAAGGCAGTCGCGAGCGCATCCTCTCGGGCCGCGACTGGACGGGGCAACCCTTCGCGCCCAACAGCCCGGCCACGCTCGCCCGCAAGAAGGGCAACAAGCCCCTAATCAACGAAAAAACCTTCGTCACCAGCCGCCTGTTCTACAAGGCCAGCGCCGACAGCGTGATCGTCGGTGCTTCCGCCAAGCAAGCCGCCGTGCTCCAGTTCGGGGCCAAGAAGGGGGCATTCGGCGCGACCAAGCGCGGGGCCAAGATACCCTGGGGCGACATTCCCGCCCGCCGGTACCTGCCCATCCGGGAGGACGGCCAGCTCGACGACGCCGCCCGATCCCTGATCCTCGACGCCATCCGCGCGTATTTGGCCGATGTCTGACAAGCCTATGGGGCGCTGGTAGCATGGTGCCATGGATGGGATGTATTGGTATCGGCTGCATTTCAAGCTGCGCCTCTACGAAGCGCAGGGCGATGCTTTTCAGCGCCTGGTGGCGGACATACTGCATGCGCGGTATCCAGGTTTTCAGGCTGTCACCCCGGCCGGGCGCTACGGCGATGGCGGCAATGACGGCTTCATCCACGCCGAGGGACGTTACTTCCAGGTCTACGGTCCCATGCCGGGCGATGCCAAGCCTGCGGCCGCCGTGCGCAAGCTGCAAGAAGACTTCGCCAAGCTGCGCCAGCGTTACCCCAACCTGCGGCACTACAGCTTCGTGATGAACGACCGCTATCAGGGTGTGCCTGCGAACGTGCTCGACGCGCTGCAAAAGTTGCAGCAGCAGACCAGCATTGCATGCGATTCGGTGGCCAGCCGCGAGCTGACCGACTGGTTCATGGCGCTGTCTGAGGACAGGCGTCAGTCCATCCTCCAAGGCGTGCCGGTGACGCTGCCGACGTGGATCGACCCGAGCGCCCTGGGCGAAGTCCTCTCCCGTCTGGCCGATGGCGACGCACGATTCGACCCCGCCCGCGAGCGCGCACCGGAATTCGATGAGAAAATCCGCTTCAACCGCCTGCCGCCCGCGGTGGCCGACCGGTTGCGGGCAATGTCGTACCAGTGCGGCGCGATCGACGGCTTTCTGGCGTCGCGCGGCCAGCATCTGGCGCAAGCCATCGCCCAGGAACTGCGCGATCTGTACGCGCTAAGCGAGCGGGAAATCGGCCAGGGTGACGACGACGGTCCGGGGCTGCGCTACGTGTGGATGATGGAGCGGATCATTCCGCCCCAGGCGCGCGCGCACCCGCACAGCCTCAAGGCCTACCGGGAGGCCGCCGAGGTGGTGCTGGCCAAATATTTCGAGAGCTGCGACATCTATGCACAACCTGGCGCTGATGGTCTCGCCCCATGAGCACATGGGGTTTGCCGACAGCCTGGTCGGCCTGGCCGGGTGGGTGCGCACGCAATTGAGCGCACCGCGCACGCTCGATGAGCTGTTTGCGTTGCTTTCGCGCGAGGACAGCGGTTGGCCGAGGCGTCCGTCTTTCGAGCATCTGGTGCTGGCCGTCACGCTGCTGTTTGCCGTGGGCGCGGCGCGGCTGGGCGAGGATGATCGCATCGAGGCTCCCGCGCCATGAAGCTCGTCTCGCTGCAATGCGATCGGCCATCGTTCAAGACGCTTGCCTTTCGGCCCGAAGGGCTGTCCGTCATCGTGGGCGACGCCAGCGAACGTCAGGCCAGTGCCAACGGCGTTGGCAAGACGCTGGCGCTCAGGTTGGTGCACCACTGTCTGGGGGCGCGCCGCGACGAGACGCTGGCGCGCGGCGTGGGGGACTGGCGCTTTGCGCTCGAATTCGAGCTCGCCGACGGGCGGCATCGCATCGAACGCAACGGCGACGGTTCTGACGTCACCCTCGACGGGCGCGCGCTGAAGATGAATGGCCTGCTGGATTGGCTCAATGCGCATGGACCTTTCGTTCTGCCGACCGAGGCACCCGGTTTTTCGTTCCGGGCGCTGTATCGCCGCTTTGCCCGCTATGACCGTAACGGGGATTTTGCTGACCCGACACGGCTGAGCCAGGAAGAGCCGCACGAAGCGCTGATGCGCACCCTGTACCTTCTGGGCCTAGACATTACGCTCGTGCAGCGCAAGGTAGCATTGCGCGAGCGCTGGCTGGCCATTGAAAACGCGCGCAAGCTATTGAAGCAGAGCGACTCCCGGCTGCGGGAGTTGTTGCGTGCGGGCATCAATGCGCAGGCGCAGGCGGCAGACCTCAAGGAGCGCATCGCCGACCTGCGCGCGCGGCTGGAAGCGATGCAGGTGGCAGAGGACTACGAGCAGCGACGCCAGGAAGCCGACCGCCTCACCCAGCAGGTGCGCGAACGGGAGGCGCGTCTGGCGCAGATCGACTTTCAGCTCAACGGCATCGAGCGCGCCTTGCAGATGCGCCCGGACATCGAGCGCGAGGCGTTACTCGGCTTTTATCGGGGCCTGGAGCATGTGTTCCGGCCCGAGGCGCTCGCACGTTTCGAGGCGGTGGAGAGCTTCCATCGCTCGCTTGCCGAGCAGCGCCGCATGCGCTTGGAGCGTGACCGCCTGAAGTTGCTCGACGAGCGCGACCACTGCGAGAAGCAGCGCGCACGGATCGCGCGCGAGCGCGATGGCCTGCTGGCCTTTCTCGGCCAGCATCACGCGCTGGATGATTATCTGGCGGTGGCCAACCAGCTCGCCCGCATGGAGGCCGATTTGGACCTGCTCACGCGATACTGCGAAACCGAGCAGACCTGGCAAGAAGAGGTGCTCGGGCTGCGCGAGGCCATGGCGATGGAGAACCGCAGCGCCGCCGAATACCTGGCGACGCAGCCGCTGGCCTGGGCGGACCGGCGCTTCCGGGAAGTCATCCAGGCGTTGTATCCACGCGAGGCCGCGGGCATCGTGCTGCAAAACAACACTGGCGACAACAAGCTGCGCTACGATCTGAAAGTGCAAGTGCAGGGGCAAGGGTCGGACGGCATCAATGCCGCGCGGATCATGGCCTTCGACTGGATCGTCTTTCGTCACGGCACCCACCACACGATGCGCCACCTGTGGCACGACAACGGCCTGTTCGACCCCATCGACCCGAAGCAGCGCGCCGCCTGGTTGCGCCTGACCCGGCAGGCGCTCAGCGGGCAGGATGCGCAGTACATCATCTCGATCAACACCGAAAACTACGCTTCCACGCGCCAGCTGCTCGGTGGCGAGGGCGCGTGGCTCGACGAGGCCGTGATCGCGCGCCTGTCCGGTGATGCAGAGGCGCATAAGCTGCTGGGCGTGCGCATCGGGGTCGACACGGAGTAGCAGTCCGCCGATGCCGGGCCGATGCGCCCCCAAGGCACCGACGCGCCAGAATCGCCCCCTGGCGCGTTTTTTTGCCCGCGCAGCTACCCTACCCCATCCAAACGCTTCTAGGGGCCTAGGCAACGGCGGGCAACGGCCAGGCTGGCCTGTTTTGGCTGGCCGAACAGCCAATCCCGGCCAAACCACCCCGGCTGAACGCTTTCGCGGTGCCTCAATCGCCCCGCTTGGCCGACGATGCCGGTCATGCGCAACCAGCCCACACGCCCCGTCTCTGCTCACGGCACCAGCCCGGCGCTGAGGCTTGCGCGCCATGCGGTTTCCATCCCGTTGTCTCCTGCCGACGCCGACGCTGCGTCCTTCACCCCGCCGGAGTGGGTGCACCTCATTCCGGCGGGGACTTTTTCCGGGCGGGACGGGCGCGGGCCGTACACGCTGGATGCCCAGGCGGTGATCGACGCCTTCGCCGCCAACGGCGCAGACCTGCCCATCGACTACGACCACCAGTCACTCACCGCCGAGGACAAGGCCGGGCCGGTGCCCGCCGCCGGGTGGATCAAGGAATTGCAAGCCCGCGAGGACGGCATCTGGGCGCGGGTGGACTGGACGCCCCGCGCCGCCGAGCTGCTCGCGCACAAGGAGTACCGCTACCTCTCGCCGGTTTTCCGCTACCAGGCCAAGGATAGCCGGGTGGTGGCGCTGTCCGGCGCGGGGCTGACCCACAACCCCAATCTCTATTTGCAAGCCGCAGCCTCACGAAAGGAGTGCCACACCGTGGATGAACTGCTCGAACGCCTGATATATATGCTCAACATGCCGGTGACGGCCACGCCCGAAGAAGTGGCCGCCGAACTGCAAAAGCTCATCGACCGGCTGAAAACCGCCGAGGCCGCTGCCGCCCAGGCCGCGGAACAACTCGCCGCCGCGCAGTCGCGCGAGCCCAACCCGGCGGAATTCGTGCCGGTGGCCATGCACAAGCAGGTGGCCGACCAGCTCGCCGCGCTTCAGGCCGACCTCGCCCGCCGCGAGGCCGAGGCTGCCGTGGAGGCCGCCATGAGCGCGCGCAAGGTCTCGCCGGGCATGCGCGAATGGGCGCTGGCCTATGCCAGCCGCGACCTCGAAGGCTTCAAAGCCTTCGTCAGCGCCGCGCCGGAGATCGTGGCCGAAGGCGCGCATCGTCGCACCGAATCCGCGCACGGTGCGGTGCTCACCGACGAAGACCGCCTCGCCGCGAAGCTGCTCGGCATGACCGAGGAGGCGTTCGCCCAAGCCAAACAACTCACCTCGAAGGAGTAAGCCACCATGGCCATCATCACCCCCGCCCTCATTGCCAGCCTGCGCACGGGCTTTTCCAAAGCTTTCCAGGATAGTCTTACCGACACGCCCACCGACTGGGCGCGGGTCGCCACGCGCGTGCCGTCGAGTTCGGCCAGCAACACCTACGGCTGGCTCAACCAGTTCCCGACCCTGCGCGAGTGGGTGGGCGACCGCGTGCTCAAGGACATGGCGGCGCAGGCGTACCAGGTGCAGAACAAGCTGTTCGAGGGCACGGTCTCGGTCAAGCGCACCGACATCGAGGATGACAACGTGGGCGTCTACACCCCGCTGTTTTCCGAGATGGGCCGCACCGCCGCCGCCCACCCGGATCAGTTGGTGTTCGGCCTTTTGAAGGATGCGCACACCGCCACCTGCTACGACGGGCAGTTCTTCTTCGACACCGACCACCCCGTCTACCCAAACGTGGACGGCACCGGCACGGCCGCCACCGTCAGCAACGTGCAAGCGGGCACGGGCGAGGCATGGTATTTGCTCGACACCAGCCGCGCGCTCAAGCCCTTCATCTTCCAGGAGCGCACCACGCCGGAGCTGGAGGCCCTCACCTCCACGCAGGACGAAGGCGTGTTCATGCGCGACGAGTACCGTTACGGCATCCGCTACCGCTGCAATGCGGGCCTGGGCTTCTGGCAGATGGCGTTCAAGTCTCAGGCCGACCTGACGGCGGCGAACTTCAACGCCGCGCTGGCCGCCATGCAGTCGCTCAAGGCCGACGGTGGCCGCCCATTGGGCATCAAGCCCACCGTGCTGGTGGTGCCGCCGAATCTGCGCGCCAACGCTATCGAGATCGTCAAGAACGAGCGGCTCGCTAACGGTGCGTCCAACCCCAACTTCGGCGTGGTCGATCTGATCGTCTCGCCGTGGCTGGTGTGATGAGGTGAGGCATGGCAACGAAAAAGCCTGACGGCCAGCCGCCCGCCATCCGACTGTTCGTGCGCACCGTGGCCGCGCATGGCGAGATGACGCGCTACCGCGCCGGGCTCGGCCCCTTCGGGCGCGAGCCGGTGACGGTCGAGGCGACGCCAGAGCAGGCCGAGGCGCTGCGTGCCGACCCGATGCTGATCGTGACCGAGGCGGAGTGACGCCATGCCCTACGCCACCCAGGCCGATCTGGAAGCCCGCTTCGGGGTCGATGAGCTGACCCAGCTCACCGACCGGGTGAATGCGGGCGTCCCTGACGCGGCTATCGTGGCGCGCGCGCTGGCCGATTCGGACGCCGAAATCGACGGCTATCTCGCCAGCCGCTACGCCCTGCCGCTGGCGACCGTGCCGCCGGTGCTTGCCCGCATTGCATGCGACATTGCCCGCTACCGGCTGTGGGAAGACCGGGCCAGCGAGGAAGTGCGCCGCCGCTACGAGGACGCGCGCCGCCTGCTCGAATCCATCGCGCGCGGCCAGGTGTCTCTGGGCTTGCCCGCCGCGAACGCCGCCCCGGCGCTGGCTGAGGTGAGCCTGGGCAACCCGCGCGTGATGAGCCGCGATGGAACGGGGGGCTACTGATGCTTGAGCTCGAACCACTCATCCGCCAACGCCTCATCGACACCGTGCCCGCGCTCGCAGGTGTGCACAGCGCGGCGTCACTCGGGGTTGAGGATCTTAGCGGGAAGAAACTGCCTGCCGCCTTCGTGGTCAGCGACGGGCACAAGGTGGTCGAGGTGACTGCGCACGGCAAGACATCACGCATCGCCAGTCGCTGGCTGGTGGTGGTGGTGGTGCGCAATGTGCAGCACGCCGCCACGGGCGAGGCCGCTCGGGCGGATGCCGCAGATTTGGTGAAGGCCTGCCTGCAAGCCCTCATGGGCTGGCAGCCCGCGCCTGGATACCAGAGCTTGCAGCCCGTCACGCCACCAGCGCCGGTCTATGACAGCGGTCTCTTGCTCTACCCGCTGGCCTTCGAGGTCGGCGAAGTCATCCAAGGAATCGAATCGTGATCGTGACCTTGCT